ATATGTGATCACAATTCCCATAGAAAATACATTATGTGATCACAAAAGAGAGCCAAGCAAACCAAGGGAATACATTTGTGATCACAAAAGGAGGCGGGGGCATTGCATTTGTGATCACAAGAGGGTGGGCATGGGGGTGCGGGGGGTTCCTTGTGTATGTACAATGCGACTAAACATTTTCTCACAAAAATTTCCAGTATGTAAAAATAAAGCACACCAAGGAATTAACCAAGGTGTGCTAAAGTGATCTATCCACAACCATACATAGGTGGATCTGGACTTGTCTTAAGTAAGATAACTATTAATAATATTACTTAAGAAGTACTATAGGTATATACTCCCCGAAGCTACTAAAGCTATTATATCATACTTTAGCACCTCTGTCAAGACATAATAATTAAAATAATAATTTATTTGTATATTGTCACTTTAGGGGTTGACACAAGGTTAAATCTATGATATACTTATGGTTATGATTCGTTCTTATATATAATATAAAGGTGACATGAACCATGATGTTCTCCCTAAGTCAGATCAAAAGTGCTAACGGTAAGCCAAGAACCAAAAGCCTATTCTATGAGTTATCTTATGATGATCCATCTGAGTCACTATTCACATTAAAAGAACGAGACATAGAAGTCAGGGGTCAGCCAATGCTATCCCTTCAGCAACTCTACGTATCAATGGTTCCAAGTGATCCAACTGAGTATGAGTTTGCTATGACAGTATTTGGTTCATGGGACTGTTGGCAAGCCATGAACAGGTCTCCTTACCTTAAGCCACATATAGCTAAGTGGAGAGCAGAAGCTGAAGTTAAGGTTAAGTCAGAGGCAATTAAAGCTATAGCACAAGAGATGAAGGAGGGTGGACGTAGTTCCTTCTCCGCAGCCAAACTATTACTGGAAAAGGGTTGGCTAGATAAAGAAGCAGCTTCTAAAGCTAAACAGAAATTAAAAGAAAAAGAAGAGAAAGAACTAGACAAACAGGCACTCATGTTATTGTCTGAGGATGCTAACAGGTTAGGGATCAAGGTAAACTAGGTATGGCTAAGACACCATCAGTAACAACTATCGCATCAGGTTATGCTTCCACAACAACACTTAATGAAAATTTTGAATCTTTACGGAATGGATTTAATAATGTTGTTTCGTTAGATGGAAGTACACCTAATGCTATGACAGCAGACTTTGACCTAAACGGCAATGATCTGCTTAATGTTAGTGGTGTATACGTAAATGGAAATAACATACTTAACTTACTAGATGTAGTAACTGTCAGCACATCAGCACCATCAGGAGGAAACGATGGTGATGTCTGGTTCAAAGTCTCATCATAACTAGGAAAAACAAAGGAACGAAACAATGGCTGCACTTTCAGACTACGCAGAAAACCTAGTGCTTAATTGGCTTATGAGAGGCGAAGGTGAAACATCTCACCCGACCTCATGGCACATAGGTTTATTTACATCGGCTCCAAACGATACAGGCGGAGGAACCGAATTATCAGGCAATGGGTATGCTCGTCAATCCTGTACTTGGGCTTCAGCTTCAGGAACAGGTGGTACAACATCTAATGAAGCAATCGAAACCTTCACCGCTTCAGGTGGGGATTGGGGAACAGTCACCCATTTAGGAATCTTTGACGCAAGTTCATCAGGAAACCTGCTCTGGCATGGAGCACTAACTTCGTCTAAAACAGTGGCTGACGGAGATAGTCTTCAGTTTGCCATAGGAGCAATTGACCTAACCTTAGCTTAGTAGAAAGAATATCTAATGGTTAAGCTAGTCAACAGAGCCAAGATGACCACCAGTACAAGCGGTACTGGCACAATAACCCTTGGCTCTGCCTCAGATGGCTATCAAACGTTTGCTGCGTCGGGGGTCAGCAATAGTGATGTTGTCCGTTACACGATAGAAGATGGCAATGACTGGGAAATCGGAACGGGTACATATACCGCCTCTGGCACAACACTCAGCCGTACCGTCACCGAAAGTTCAAACTCAGACAATGCGTTAAACCTGTCGGGCAGTGCTGTGGTTTTTGTGACGGCGGCGGCACAGGACTTTGACAACGAAAGTCCCGTTATCACGACAGAACCTCCGACCTCTACAGTTTCCATTGCTTCCAGTGGAACGACCGATGTGACGATGGTAGCCCAAGACCCTGAGGGCTTCGATATTCGCTATGGAATTGCATATAAGACGACTAATAATGCTGTCCCATCTCAGCTTAACGCAGCGCCATCTATTAACCAATCTACAGGCGTATATACATTCACACCAAGTTCTACCGCAGGTTCTTTTACCGCACGTTTATCTGCTTCTGACGGCGTGAAAACAACAACTCGGCTCGTCGATTTCAGTTTATCACTAAGTTATGTGGTTAATTACCTTGTCATCGGCGGCGGTGGAGGGGGTGGAGGCACTCCAAGTGGATATTCGGGCGCAGGTGGCGGCGGTGCAGGTGGCTACCGAAACAGCTACAACTCAGAAACATCTGGCGGCGGTGGCTCATCCGAAACTGGAATCACTGTCTCATCATCAACAGACTTCACTGTAACAGTTGGTGCAGGTGGCGCAGGTGCGCCGAACAACAATGGAAATTCCGTAGGATCAGCAGGTAGTGATTCTGTCTTTGGAAGCATCACCTCTGTCGGTGGTGGGTTTGGTGGTGTACGTGCTTTAGCCGCAGGTAATGGTGGATCAGGCGGTGGAGCAGGATACAAAGCATCCTCAGTCGCAGGTACAGGCACATCTAACCAAGGCTATAATGGTGGAGGCGGCTCAGGTGACAGTGGTGATCCGTTCCCTGCCGCAGGTGGCGGTGGCGCAGGTGGCGTTGGTGGCGACAGGACTACGGGCGGTGGAGCAGCAGGTGCAGGTGTAGCTTCAAGCATTACGGGATCATCAGTCACACGGGCAGCAGGTGGACAGGGTGGATACTCCTACAACGCAGGTGTGGCAGGTACAGATGGTGCAGCTAACACAGGTACTGGCGGTGGCGGTGGATCAGGAAATGCAGGTGGAGCAGGTGGCGCAGGGGTAGTTATCCTTCGTTATCCGTCTTCAGCTACACTCTCAGTTGGCTCTGGTTTAACCTCAAGCACAGCAACAGTCGGATCAGATAAGGTGACAACTTTCACTGCGGGTACTGGCACAATTACTTTTAGTTAGGAAGTTAAATGGCTAACGTAAAACTATCCGAACTCACAGCAGCATCGGCAGCAGCCGCAGCTAATGAGTTCGAGATCAACGAGGCAGGGACATCTAAGAAAGTTACTGGTACGCAGATCAGTACTTTTGTCAGGGGTAACATTGTTACGGCTGACCTAAGTGATACATCTGTTACAGCCGCTGAATTAAACTATCTGTCAGGTGTGACAAGTGACGTACAGACACAACTTAATGGTGCAGGTGGCGGTCTTTATAAAGGTGAGAATGGTGAAACAGGTGGTTCAGCAGGAGACATCTTTCGGATCAATGAGCAAACCCTAAACACCAATACAACCATTGACGCAGATGAAAATGCTAATGCAACTGGCCCACTAGCCATTGCATCAGGTGTCACTCTGACTGTCACAAGCGGAGGGAACTTGTCCATTGTCTGAGATTAGAGCAAATACAATAAGTGCAGCTAATGGTACTGACCCTGTTACGCTTACAAGTCAATATGCCGCTAAAGTCTGGACGCACTTCGATGCTGATGCAACTATTGCCGGAAGTTTTAACAGTTCATCAATTACCGACACTGATGTAGGACGATTTGACGTAAACTTTACAAACAATATGTCTGATAATGCTTATGCTGCATCAATGTTGACACAGAATAATACTGACGTTGGTTATAACGGAATTAACGAAGATCATATCGGTTTATATATCCGATTGCTTTCTAGCCAAGCAGCATATGATCGTGACAGCAATCAGTTAATTGTTGTAGGAGACCTAGCATGAGTACCCTAACGGTCACAAACATCAAAGCCACAGGTGAGGCAGCTAGTCGTGCAGTGTCAGGGGTTGCTGCGGCTTTTGAACGTCACAATTCTTCTCACACAATAGCTCAAAGTATGAATGTAAGCAGTATAACAGACAACGGCGCAGGGGATACAACAGTTACCTATAGCAATGCGTTTGCAACGCCAGCGGGGCAATGTTTAACGGCATCTGGAGGCGATGAAGATGCGTCGCACAGACCTATATCAACAGTTCAAAAAGAGGCTAGTGCCGAAACTAAGCATCGTTATCAAATAACAAACTCATCTTTCACAGCCTCCGACTGCCCTGTTTCTTGTTCATTAGCACACGGAGACCTAGCATGAGTACACTAGAAGTATCCAACCTCAACGATGGCACAACAACTGTAGCGACTACTTATATTACCAATGGGTCTGCGAAGATGTGGGTTAGTTTGACTAATGCAGCCGTTGTAAACGACAGCTTAAATGTTACAAATGCTTTAGATTCTGGTGTGGGTAAGTATACTGTAAATTTTACAAATGCTTTTTCAAATTCCGACTATGCAAATGCTATGATTGCTATTGATGCTGATGGTAATGGTTATACTAGCAGTAAGTCTACAACTTCGATTAGATACAACAATTATACCACAACTTTTACAGACGCCGCCACAGAAGGTATGATTATGGGAGACCTAGCATGACCCACGGACATCTATGGGACAGACTAGCCGAAGCTAAGAGCCGCCTTGCACCTGTGCAGAGCAAATATCGTGTGGTCTTTGAAGACCCTGCCACACCTGACGAACCTGCCAAAGTGCTTGTGCCTGACCCTAACTGGATGGCTTGTGCATTAGAGGGCAACATCCTGCCACCGATTGACACCTATCAGCGTGACAGAGATGTGCCTGATGGAGAACGAAAAGAGCATCCATACGCAGAACCCATTGGCTCTATGACAGAAGAAGAAGCCATTGAGTATCTCATAATGAAAGACATCTGCCCCTCTGTGTGGCAGGAATACCGAGGAAACAGAACAATTATGAAGATTGTACCTGTTGAGTTAGTTCCAAGTGATAGATCATTTAGAAATGCTTGGAAGATTAATCAAGAAGCTGACGAGAGGATTGCAGCATGACAACTTATATTAACATCAACGGAGATGTTCGTGATGCAGCATCTCTTACTGTCCCATCAGATCGTACTTTCCGTGGAGCTTGGCAGTTTACAGGTAGTGCCGTTACAGTAGATATGACAGCAGCTAAAAACATTCACAAAGACAACTTACGGGCTGAACGCAAGCCACGTTTGGAAGCACTGGATGTTTCTTACATGAAGGCTCTTGAGTCTGGCTCAGGCGCAGATGCCATTGCCACACAGAAGACAACCCTTCGTGACATCACGGCTGATAGTCGCATTGCAGGAGCAAGCACACCTGATGAACTTAAGGCACTGGATTTGGCTACCCTACTAGGAGAATAATAAACTCCTATGTTAGGGTTTTCACCATTATCTTCTGGTCCAATAGGGTCTACAGGTACGGCTAGTTCTTCTGTTGACGGTTTCCGTATTACAGAAGCATCAGACAGTCGTATCCTTGAGAATGGTGATACAAGGGTAACTGAGAATTTTGTAGGGGTTGTACACAGTGCTGCCTCTGCTTTAACAGCTACAGGTACTTTAGCTGCTGTAGGTGTAAGGGTACAGCCTTTAGCAAGTGCCTTAAGTTCTACAGGTACTTTAGCTGCTTTAGGTTTAAAGAGTAAACTAGGACTAAGCAGTTTAAGTTCTACAGGAAGCCTAACAGCTTTAGCTGTGGCAATACGTCAATCTTTAAGTACTCTTTCTTCTACTGGAAGTTTAGTAGCCTTAACTACTAAAACTCAACAAGCAGTATCTAGTCTAACAAGTTCTTCAAGTCTTTCTTCTCAGGCTACACTTACACAACCTTTAACTTCAAGTTTAACTAGCTCAGGTTCTTCTTTAGCCGAAGCTACTAAAATACAGCAAGTACTAAGTACCTTAAGTTCTACAGGAAATGTAGTTTCTTTAGGTAGCCTTATAAAAGAAGCTGTTAGTTCTTTGTCAACAGCAGGTTCTTTAGAGGCCCAAGGTACAGTACTTGGTAATTTAATTCCTGCCGAATCCTCTTTAACTGGAAGTGCTACAGTATCTTCAACAGGATCAAATGTTGTTTACGCTGAGTTTGGTTTTTTAGAAGAAGAAGTTACAAGAATAACTGAGGACGGTAATACAAGAATCACCGAAGACAGTAATGTTAGAATTATACTTGAGGTTTCTAATTTAGGTGTAAGTTCTATAACACCTCAACCAACCTTTATTCTATTTTCATCGACAGCTTATATTAAAGAACAGGGTGTATGGAAAGTATTTGATCCTTATGCTAAATACGAAGGTTCTTGGGTAGAGCCTGAAAAGGTCTACTACAAGGAAGGTACATCATGGCGAAGAGCACATTAAGTGAAGGCAGTTGGACTATGACTAAATCAATACCTATTAGTTTTATATTAGCCATCATTGGTCAGACAATAGCTCTAGTCTGGTATGTCTCTAGTTTAGATAATGCCATAGAAAATAATAAAAAAGATTTAATTAGACATGAGACAAGAATAGAAGCCTTAGAAGCTGTTGTTCAAAGTCAAGCTGTTACACTTGGCCGTATGGATGAAAACATTAAAGCTATAAGAGACTCAGTGGAAAAGATGGCAAATAGGGATACGGAGCAATAAATTAAGTGGCTATCAGAGAACAAATAAAAACTGCTGCTGAAAACAGTTTAGTTACATTTATTAATCTGGTAGCTCCTGAACAGGTACTTGGGCAATGTCACGAAGATGTCTGTGAGTGGTGGACAAGACAAGAGGCTAAACCATTCCAACTTCTTTTGTTTCCAAGGGATCACGGTAAGTCAAGGCTAGTAGCTTACAGGGTAGCTTGGGAACTAACTAAAGACCCAACACTTAGAATACTTTACATATCAGCTACAGCTAACCTAGCTGAAAAACAATTAGGGTTTATTAAAAATATACTAACCTCTAAGATATATCGTATGTACTGGCCTGACCATGTACACGAAGAGGAAGGTAAAAGAAAAAAGTGGACAGGCTCAGAGATAATGCTTGACCATCCACTTAGGGAGAAAGAAAATGTTCGTGACCCTTCGATCTTTACTGGTGGGCTTACTACTTCGCTTACAGGCTTACATTGTGACATCGCTGTCTTGGATGATGTCGTGGTGTATGAAAATGCTTACACAGGTGAAGGACGCAATAAAGTTAAAAGTCAATACTCTCTTCTCTCGTCTATTGAAGGTGCTGAAGCTAAAGAGTGGGTCGTAGGTACAAGGTATCACCCATCTGATTTGTACCAAGACTTACAGCAAATGGTTGAAGAAGTCTTTGATAAAGACGGTAATCAAATAGGTGAGGAAAGTATTTACGAAACCTTTGAGCAACCAGTAGAAGATAGGGGTGATGGAACAGGGGAGTTCCTTTGGCCTCGACAACAACGTAAAGATGGTAAATGGTTTGGGTTCGATATTTCAATTCTTGCTAAAAAACGAGGCAAGTACTTAGATAAAGGTCAATACCGAGCACAGTATTACAACGACCCATCTGACCCTGACAATGTTCCTGTAGGTAAAGAAAAGTTTCAGTACTTCGACAGGAAACACCTACGTCAGGAAAATGGTTACTGGTACTTTAGAGATGAGAAACTAAACGTATATGCAGCAGTTGACTTCGCATTTAGTTTGTCTAAGAGAGCCGACTATACAGCTATTGTTGTCGTAGGAATAGATGCTGACAATAATATTTATGTCTTAGATATTGACAGGTTTAGGACGGACAGGATTACTGAATACTTTGAGCACATACTTCATCTATCTACTAAGTGGTCCTTCCGTAAACTAAGGGCTGAAACAACGGTAGCTCAGGTAGCTATTGTTAAACAACTAAAAGAACTAATCAAACAACATGGCTTATCTATTAGTATAGATGAGTACAGACCTAACAAAAACCAGGGCAATAAGCAAGAACGTATAGCTTCTATCTTAGAACCTCGTTACGATAACATGGCTATATGGCACTACAGAGGCGGCAATACTCAAGTACTTGAAGAAGAACTATCTTCTCGTAACCCACCACACGACGATGTAATTGATGCTTTAGCATCTGTGGTGGACATGGCAGTAAAACCCTCTCGCACTGTACGTAGAAACACAGATAACATAGTACAGTTTAATCAAAGATTTGGTGGAGTTTCCTTCTAATGTCTGGAACAACGATTGACCTTGACACACTTATCGAACCTCACGCAATAGCCTCAGATATTGCTGATCGTTGGACTACGTGGAATAACTCTCGTCAACAAAAAATTGAAGAGTGGAAAGAACTACGTAACTATCTATATGCTACTGACACTCGTACTACTTCCAATAATAAACTACCTTGGACTAATAGTACAACCACACCTAAGCTAACACAGATTGCTGATAACCTTCACGCTAATTATTTCTCAGCCTTGTTTCCTCAGAAGCGTTGGTTTAGGTTTGAAGCTAATGACCAAGAGTCAGACATCAAAAGTAAACGTGATGTTATTCAGGCTTACATGGAAAACAAAGTTCGTCAGTCAGACTTTGAGAATACAACTGGCCGACTAATTAATGACTACATCCAGTATGGTAACTGTTTTGCTACTGTTGATTTTGTCAGAGATTATACTGAGTACGAAGACGGTGAACGTGCAGTAAACTATGTTGGCCCTAAGCTAGTACGTATATCTCCCTTTGATATTTGCTTTAATCCTTTAGCTCCCTCCTTTGCTGACTCACCTAAGATTATTAGATCAGTTCTTACTAAAGGTGAAATCAAACGTAAGATAGATGAGACTGTTGACAATGAGTATATGACAGGCATCTTTAATCGTATGATGTCTAATCGTGTGTCTTACTCAGGTTCTAACATAGATGTGCATAAGGCTCATGGTTTCTTAGCTGATGGTTTCTCAGATATTAAACAGTACTATGAATCAGACTATGTTGAAATCCTTACGTTCTACGGTGACATCTATGATGGTGACACAGGTGACTTCCACAAGAACCGTGTGGTAACAGTAGTTGACAGAGCATATGTTTTGTCTAATGAACAGAACCCTAGTTGGTTAGGTAAGGCTCCTGTCTTCCATGCAGGTTGGAGAGAACGTCCTGACAACCTATATGCTATGGGGCCACTAGATAACTTGGTTGGTATGCAGTACCGTATTGACCACCTAGAAAACCTTAAGGCTGATGTCTTCGATCAGATTGCATACCCAATCCTTAAGATACGTGGTGATGTAGAGGACTTCGACTTTGAACCTGCAGCACGTATTTACATGGGTGAAGAGGGTGACGTAGGCTACCTAGCTCCTGATGCAACAGCACTTAACGCTGACTTCCAGATTCAAAACCTTGAAGGTAAAATGGAAATGTTAGCAGGTGCTCCAAGGGAAGCTATGGGTATCCGTAGTGCAGGTGAGAAGACAGCCTTTGAGGTTGGTCAACTTATGACAGCCGCAGGTCGTATTTTCCAACACAAGACAGCACACTTTGAAAGAGTATTCCTTGAGCCAATCCTTAACTCAATGCTTGAGGCTGCACGTAGGAACATGGACTATGCTGACACAGTACGTGTACTGAACGAGGACAGTGGCCTATTTTTCTTTGAGGAAATCACCAAGGAAGACATTAAGGCTAACGGTAAGATTATTCCTATGGGTGCTAGGCACTTTGCTGAAAGAGCACAAAGAGTACAAAACATTACTCAGTTGTATCAGCTTAAACTGTCTGACCCATCTATTGCGACACATATGTCAGGCAAAGAGTTTGCTCGTATATTGGCTGATGAGCTTGGTGAGCCAACCTTGTTCTCAGAAAATGTAGCTGTAACTGAACAAATGCAAACACAAAGGATTGCAATGGAAGCTCAGGTACAGTTTGAAGAAGAACAAGAAATCGCAGCAGAAAAAGGATTGTAAGATGCCATACAAAAAAGGTAAAGTCCAAGAATATAAAAACAAAACTAAAAAACCAATGGACAAGAAAAAGAAACCTGTCAAAAAGGAAGCTAAGTAGATGGCTACTAAAAAGAAAAAGACTTACTCAGGAAGAAGTGGTAGGACACAAGGAGGCTATAGTGGTGGTGTGTATGGCCCTTCATTTAGTGCTAGTCTTTCGGGAAGTCAAAAAGTAAGAAGTGGTGCTAAGTCTTCAAAGGAATATTTGGTTCCTAGAAAAACAGGGTCTAAGACTCATGAAGCATGGTCAACAACTAAATGGGATTCTTTTCCGTCTTACTTTGATGTTAATATCAAAAAAGGCAAGAAAAAGAAAAAATAATGAAAGCCGTTTGGTTTAACAGATGTAAATCTAAAGAGGATAAGTTTGGTGTACGCCAAGCAGTCTTGTCAAACCGTGACAGTCTAGACCGCCTCAAAGAAATTCTTGAGCCTATGCTTAAGGAGACACCACCTACAGCAGACTACGATAGCCCCTCATGGGCATTTAAACAAGCTGATAGGATTGGTTATAACAGAGCACTAACCCAAGTGCTAGACATTATCAACCTAGATAAGGAATAAAATTATGGTATTTACTGACGAGTCTCCAACCAAAGAGACAGATCAGATTGAGCAGACGCAAGAAGATACTCAAACCCAAGAGTCTTATTTGCAGAAACTCGTTCAGGCAAAGGGAGAGAACTGGAGTAATCCTGAAGTACAAGCCAAAGGCAAACTAGAAGCTGATGGTTATATTTCAAATCTTGAAAGTCAACTCACAGAATTGCGAGAAGAACTTAATAAACAAGACTACTCTAAAACTTTACTCGACCAACTTCAAGAACAGGCCGCTGACCCTACTACAGCAAAACTTGGAGAGCCTTCTAATAATAGTAGCACTAATTCACAGAATACCACTGCTAGTCTTAGTGAGGATGACCTTAAGAGCCTTGTTGAAAAGACACTTACAGAACGAGAAAAAGGTACGGCTCTAGCTAATAACCTTTCTCTTGTCGATCAAGAGCTAGAAAAAAGTTTTGGTACTGAGGCAAAAACCAAGGTAGCAAACAAAGCTAAAGAGCTAGGTATGTCAATGGAACGTATGCGTGAAATTGCTGCTGAATCTCCACAGGCTTTCTTTTCTCTTATCGGTGAACCAGAAAAAACCTTTAGCCCTATGGTTCAAGGTTCGGTTCGTACTGAAGGTGTTAATATGCAAAACTCTACGGAACGTGACTTTAGTTACTATCAAAAACTCCGTAGAGAAAATCGTAACTTGTACTATTCTGCCAAGACGCAACAACAAATGTTTCAAGACAAAGATCGTCTTGGTGAAAAGTTTGGTGCATAATAAAGGAACTTAGACTATGGCTATGACCACATCTAATACTTCGTTCCTGCAACGTGCTCAGGTCTACTCATCAGAATTGAAAGAAATTCTACGTGATGAGATGATGGCACAACGGTATGTGCGTATGCTTGATGGTTTTCCTGACGGAAACACTTTCAACATTCCATCTATCGGGCAGGCTCAGGTAGACGACTATACAGAAGACAGTGCTGTTACTTACCGTCCACTCGACACAGGTAACTTCACATTCTCAGTTGACAAATACTTGTCATCTGCTACCTACATGACCAAGAAGGCTGAACAAGACACGTTCTATTCTAATGAACTAATGTCTCGTTTTGTTCCTGAACAAGAACGGTCAATCATGGAGCACTTTGAGACAACTACTCTTGCGGCTGCTGACACAGGCAACGCAAACAGTAACCGTTCTCTTAACGGTGTCAACATGCGTATCGCAGGTGGTGCATCAGGTGTAATCGAACTCGCAGACTTTGCGTATGCTCGTTATGCTCTGAAAAAACAGCACGTACCTGACAGCAATTTGGTAGCTATCGTTGATCCATCAGTAGAGTTTCAATTGAACTCTCTGTCAAACCTTGTAAACGTGTCAAACAACCCACGTTTTGAAGGTGTAGTTCGTGACGGTATCGCAACTGGTATGCGTTTCGTAGCAAACGTATATGGTTTCGACGTATATTGTTCAAACTTCTTGCCTGACTCCAATTCTACAGATACGATCCTAGAACGTAACGGAAGCACAGACACCGATGTAGGTTCTGCAGCTAAAGTTAACCTGTTCTTCTCTGCGGATCAGTCTGTAAACCCATTCGTGGGTGCATGGCGTCAGATGCCAGAGGTTGATTACGATTACAACAAAGACAACCAACGGCATGAGTTTGTAACTACTGCTCGTTACGGTGTTAAGTTGTACCGTCCTGAGAACATGGTTCAAATTGTCGCTAAGACAACCATCTCATAAAGGGGGTATAATTTATGTCTTATGTAAACGCAGACGGTTTGGAAATCCTTACTTCAGGTGAGGCAGGAACAGCCGCAAAAAAAGGTACAGTACTATCTGGACACAAGAAAGCTCTTGTATTGAACTTGACAGGAACAGAGTTACCCTCTGCTGCTGCAACACCTCAAGACCATGATGCTTTCATCCCTGCAAACTCTTACATCACATCAGCAACTGTAATTATTTCAACAGCTTTCACTTCAGGTGGTTCAGCTACGTTGACAGTTGGTGCTTATCAGCAAGATGGTTCTACCATTGATGCCGATGGTGTTGATGCGACTGTTGCTTTGACGGCTCTTAATGCCTCAACAAAGGCAGTAGCTTGTGATGGTGCTCTCGTTGGAGCAGCTTTGTCTGTAGGTGATAACGATTGTTACATCGAAGCCTACTACGGCACTGCGGCCTTTACCGCAGGTGAAGCCAAGTTGGTTATTGAGTACATCGAACCTTAAACTATTAGGGTGTCCTTAGTTTTCTAGGGGCATCCTTAACTTTTCTCTTGACAACTCTGTTAAAATAGTATATAATGTCTTTACTAAGGCAGGGGCTAAAGGATAAACAATGGCTAACGTACAACACAGTGCTCTTACTGGTAGTGATCTCCACGAACCTAAAGGTGTAGCTTCAGCTACGGCAGGTAAGGTATATATATCTGATGGCTCTGGTAGTGGTGCTTGGACTTCAGCAGGGGAAATTATTACTGGTTATATAGATGATGTTTCTACATCAGAAGTTGTTCATGTCCCAATGCCCTTTGCAGGAACTATCTCTAAAGTTATAACTGTACTAGAGGGTGCTATTACTAATGCTGATGCTACCATTACAGTTAAAAATGCTTCAGCAGCATCTATGGGAACTCTTACTATAACTCAATCAGGTTCAGCAGCAGGTGATGTAGATACTTTGTCTCCTTCAAGTAATAATACAGTTTCAGCTAATACTTTTATTACGGTAGAGACAGATGGTGGGTCTACAAGTCACAAAAAACTAAGGTTTGCAGTAGTACTGGATAAATCATAATGAAACGTACACTCCTAGAAATGGTTCAGTCTATCTTGTCCGACATGGACTCAGAGGATGTGAACGCTATCAGTGATACACTTGAGGCTCAACAGGTAGCCTCAGTTATCGAAGACACTTACTATAACATTATATCAGCTAGAGATATACCTGAGCATCAAGAACTATTAAAACTAACTTCTTTGTCTGACAGTACAAGACCTACTCATTTTACATACCCCACTAATCTAAAACAAATAGAAACACTATCCTATAACACAGCTACTTCTGGTTCACAATATTCAGAGGTTAAGTTTGTACATCCTTTAGAATTTCTAGAGAGAATGGATGACACATCTAGCTCATCCCTTAAGGTGTCAGATAAGGTAGGTAACACAGACCTGTTTGTCTATAATGATATACATCCTACGTACTACACAACCTTTGATGATAACCATATTGTTATGAACTCATACAAAGCCTCTGTTGAGAGTACACTTCAGGCAAGTAAGACAAGAGCCTATGGTACTGTCTATCCAACCTTTACTATTTCAGATAGCTTTGAGCCTGACCTAGATGATAATATGCTACCTTACCTGTTAGCTGAAGCTAAGTCAACTTGTTTCTCTTTGTTTAAAGCAGGGTCAGACCCCAAGGTAGAACAACAAGCTAGACGTTTAAAGTCCTATGTGCAAAACGATATGCACAAAACTAAACAGGCCAACAAAAGACCTTACTACGGAAGAAGCTAGATGCTAGAGTTTGTAGAAGACACAGTAAACCAAACCTGTGTGTGTAAGTCAGACAAATATGTATCAGAAATATACATTAAGAAGTCAGTCGGTGGTAATATATTCTTTGAAATAACTCTTGAAAAGGGTGTCACACCACAGGAATTGTCAGGAAAGTATTCGTCCATACGTAAAGCTCAGGAAGCACTAGAACTTCATCTAAGAAATAAAAAAATAACAAGAGCAACTAGGACTGAGTACTTTAACAAGCAACGTGAAGAACGTAAGAAGGTAACTGATGGCTCAAAGTCTAAGTCAAAAGACAACTAATACCTTTATCAAGGGTCTTATTACTGAGGCAGGTGAGCTAACCTTTCCTGAAGGTGCTTCAGTTGATGAGCTTAATTGTGACCTACGTAGGGATGGTTCTCGCCGTAGACGCTTAGGTGTTGCAGCAGAAACTTCAGCCGTTTACTCTAGCTTTACTCTTTCAGATACTGAGTTAGTAACAACTGGTACATGGCAAAACGTAGGTGGTTTAGCTGACCTAGAGTTTCTTGTATTCCAAAAGGGTGCTACTCTTTACTTTTATAATAAGTCAACAGCACCGTATTCTGAGCAGCTTTACTCAGACAGTATTAGTTTAGCTACCTATGAAATTTCTTCTGGGTCTGCCTCCCTTTATAAATGTCAGTTTGCTAGTATTAATGGAACACTTGTTGTGTCTTCCGAAGGTATTAATACTATTGTTATTTCTTTTGATAACTCAGCTAACCCTAAGTTTACAGCATCAGCTATAGCATTTAAGATTAGAGACTTTGAGTGGCAGGGTAATGTAACAGGCTATGATACAGCAGCAGCAACAAGTACTCTTCGTACATATGACACAAAGAACTCAGGTTGGGTTGGCACTAAGGGTGCAGCAGCTTTAAGTACTTGGAGTGCAGCTAATTCTAGCAAGTACCCACCTTTGACACACCCTTGGTATGCAGGTAAAGACTCAAGTAATGACTTTTCAGCCTCTGAGTGGGACAAAGTATTCGCAGGTTCTACTCTTACAGCTAATGGTCACTACATTATTGACTTTTTTAACAGGGTTAGATCAGGTTTATCAACCGAAGTTATAAATACAAGATTTAAAAGTGTAACATCCTTCTCTGGTCGAGTGTTTTACGCAGGTATTGCAGCATCTGAGCATACAGGCACAGTTCTTTTTTCTAAAGTAGTAGACAATAACGATGATTTAGGTAAGTGTTACCAACAGAATGATCCTACTGCTGAGTACTTTGCAGATTTGCTAGCTACTGATGGTGGTTATATTTCTATACCTGATGCAATTAACATTCAAAGACTATATGCGTACCAATCTTCTCTATTTGTCTTTGCTGAGAACGGTGTATGGGCTATCACAGGGGTAGATGGTGTCTTCTCAGCCTCATCCTACGGCATAAACCGTGTTTCTAATATAGGTATTCTTAATCCTGAGTCATTTGTTGAGGCTGAAGGTATTCCCTTTTGGTGGTCAAGGTTTGGTATTCACACTTTAACGACTGACCCTACATCAGGCCAAGGTAAAGAAGAAAATTTAACTATTTCGACTATTCAAACACGTTGGGATAGTATCACAACAGAACAAAAGTCTAAAGTTACAGCAGTATATGACAGTATAAGCAAAAAGATTTACTGGTCATACCCTAATGCAGGTGAAACTGTAGTATCTAAACTAAATAATTTTCTTATACTTGACTTAGCCCTTAAAGCCTTCGTACCTTGGACTATTTTAGATCAAACATCCTCAACGGACAGTGTAGTAGGTCTAGCTTTTTACTCAGGTTTTGGTGCTGACTTCGATATTGACGTTAGGTCAGGCACAGATGGTGTAAATGACGTACTTGCAGGTACTGATGATGTTGTGTCTACAAGTATCTCTGGTTTTACAACTGGTGATCCTGCGTTAGTTCTTTTAATTAGAAAAGGTTCCGATAGTAAAATTACTATGGGTTCATTCTCAAGTACAACATTCTTAGACTGGGGTGATACTAACTACACATCTTATGCTGAGACAGGGTATGACTTTGTTGGTGACTTGATCACTAAGAAAAATGCTCCATACATAGCTATATACACAAGACTGACAGAGGAAGGGTTTAACTACACAGGTTCAGCCTATGAATCTATTAGACCATCCTCTCTTCTTGTCTCAGCAGCATGGGACTTTAACGATACGTTTAGTGCTACACAACAAGCCTACAGACTTAAGTATCCAGTTGTTGTCAACCCTGATGATTTAACCTCTTTTCCATATCCTGAAGATGTCATAACCACAAGGCTAAAAATCAGAGGGCATGGTCGATCAGTAAGACTTAAATACTCAAGTGAACAAGGTAAAGACTTTATTCTTTTAGGATGGGGTATAGTACAAGGAAGGAATACTAGGTTTTAGATGACAGAATATACAATACGTGATGCAACCGAACAAGACGTATTAGACACAGTACTAGCAGTCAAACAGTTTTGTAAAGAAATACCACACCCAGCTTGGGGGAAGTTTGATGCTAATAAAGTAAAACAACTTGTATCTAATCTAGTAGAACATGAGTTAGGTTTTGTCAAAATAGTCGTACATGATGAAGAGGTCGTAGGTGCTTTGATTGGTGCTATCTCAAGTCTACCTATTAATAACATAACAGTAGCACAAGAGTTGATGTTCTGGCTTGACCCTGATCATCGTAATGGAAAGACATCATTTAAGTTAATAGATCAATATGTTGAGTGGTCAAAAGAAAAAGGTTGTGACTATGCTAGGCTTTCATCACTAGACGAAACTTTGGGAACTAAGGCAGGTGTTCTGTTTAAACGTAAAGGCTTTAAGCCAACAGAAACTGCTTATATAAAGGAAGTATAAAATGGCAATATTTACAGCAATTGGTGGATTTCTTTTACCGGCTTTGGCAGGAACGTCGGCAGCTACACTAGCAGGTGTCGGTCTAGTAGGTACAGGAGTAGCTGTCGCAGGAACCGTAGCTTCTGTCAGTGCATCTAACAGAGCAATTTCAGCACAAAGGCAAGCTACTCAAGTTCAGAAAAGACAACAAGAAGCACAAGCCTCAAGAGAACGAAGGGGTGCTGTACGTAGGGGTTTGATAGCTCAGGCTAGGGCAGCTAACGTAGCAGCTAATACAGGCATGGCAGATACATCAGCTTTCCTAGGTGGTTCAGGTGCTCTGTCATCTCAACTAGGAGCTAACCTAGGTTACGGTGGTATGATGTCAGGTCTTAGTCAAGACATTACACGGCTTTCAGGTTTGGCTTCAAGGGCTGAAGGACAGGCTCAACTGTACGGTCAGATAGCTAACTTAGGTATGCAGTTCGCTGACTTTGGTAGTACTGTAAAAGCTATAAAAGGTATTGGTTCTCAAGGTAGAGCAAACAGAGCTATGGACAGACACTACTCTAGAAATCAGACTATTTAATAACAGGTAAGACTAGATGTCATCAGCAGTAACACTAGAAAGTTTAGTTGAGTCAGCTAATATTCTGTCCACACTACAGGGTACAGAGGCTAAATCTAAACCTTTACTACCCTCTGATTCAGAGACAGTAACCAATAGGGTTCAGGAGCTATCTATTGCTACAGGTACATCTGAGGATGAAGTAAGACCCTCTGTTGTAAATGAGGATGGTGTCTATGAAACTCAGGCTCAAACCCTAAATAATAATATAACAGCCGAAAGTATTATTGACTTTGGTAGAGAGTTAGGTCTAGAACCTACAGATGTTTTGGCCTTAGTGGAGGGCAGAACAGAAAAGGTAAGCTCACTACCTGCTGACCAATTTCTTCTAGCTCAAAGTATGATGGCTGAAGATGGAAGTATTACACCTGCTGCTCACAGTACTCTATCTAAAATAAGTATCTTCGATCAGATCATGCAACGTAAGATAGAAGAAAATGATGACGGTGCAGTACGTAAGTTCTTCACATTTTTAGATGTCAATATACTAAGAGCAATTACTTTAGGTGCATTTGAAGGTGTGACATTTAGGTCTAACCGTGAGGGTAAGGAAATCCGTGAGGCATTTACCTCTGGTATGACCAATGAAGAGTTTGAATCTTGGGCTGAAGACTACATAGATGAACGAAGCAATGAAGGTATCTTTAGTCGTGACTCTATATGGACTTTACATACTATAGCTCACAATAAAACCTATGCAGGTAACGATCCTTATGCCCCAGTTAATGCAATATTTGGTGTAGTAGACATAGCTACCCTTGGGTCAACTAAGTGGAGTACAGCAGCACTTAAAGCAGGTTTTAAAGGAGGCAAGCAGGGTGGTATTAAGGTAGCTGAAGCCCTGAAGATACGTAAGCCAGTAGATGCTGTAGCTCTTACTGAAGGTGGTGAGGCAGCAGCAGAAGTATTAGCTAGAAGTGTGGACGATGCAGGTGTACAGGCTGACCAGACACTAGCAGGTCGTTACCTTCCAGAGGAACTAGACCCAGTTCAAAGTCCATCAGCTAGACCATCAAATGCTGCAGGTACTCAGTCAGTTATCCGTAGGACTATCATTGAAAAGTTAGAGACACTTAACAGAAAGTTTGCTTTTGGTGAGTATCTTCCAGAAGAAACTATCTTTGCTTTAGCTACTAGGACAGCACAAAATATTGTTGCAAACTCAGGCAACAAGTTCGTTAATAGTTTTAGGTATTGGGATGAAGGTTCCAATGACTACAAACTAGCTGTTCGCTTTGGTAAGAACGAAAGAGGAACACCCTTTAAGACAAAAGGTGATGCACAAAAGGTAGCTGATTTATCAGAGGAAGCTAACCTGAGTGTTATTAAAAATGACACTGGCTATGGGTGGTTCTTACAGGCAGAAGAAAGATTAGATGTCCTGAATAAAGTTGACCCTATTGATCGTTTTGATAAGGGTGGTTTTATTTCTGATACCATTAGTAAACTCTTTGGTGCTGCAAGTATTCGTTTAGGTGAACGACTAGGAACTAAGTTTCTTCAGGCTGAGTCAGGTCAGTCTCTTGTCAAGGAGATTGTCAATCCTTTTGAAAAGAAAATTAATTCTCTTAAACCTAAAGAACAAGATAACTTAGCTAAGTATTTTGAAGAACTAAGGGACGGTCAAGGTAAAAGTAAAACAAGAGATGCCCCTAGTGTGGAGCAGTTTACAGCACAGTGGACAGTTACCCACGGTCAAGCACCAAGTAAAAAAGTACAGGATGCTTACGAAGCAGTCCTTGAGATTAATGATGCGAGTTGGCACATACAGTCAAGTGCAGCCCTTAAGAAAGCTGTAAATCAAAACGGCAGACACCTGACAATAGCTGATGACTTTGAGCAAATAGGTTACCGTGTTGATGGTCGTAAGGTTACTATGCCAGAGGGTGAGTTCGTATGGAGTCCCATTCGTAATAAAGCTCTTAGAGTATCTGAGCTAGGTTCTGATGCTGTTGTCTATAAATTAGCTGCACCCTTTGGCAGAGAACAAGGTGTAGCTAAGAGTGGTTTCATCTTTGTAACTGACATAAGAAAGACAAGAGCACTTGAACGTGTTGATGTTATGCCATACAACATTGGTGGTCCAAGGAATAACGGTGGACTACGTTGGTTCTTAGGTTCTGACGTTGAGGTTACTCTTAAGTCAGGTAATAAATACTCAGGTGGTTTTAATACACTATTAGGTTCTTTCTCTAAAAGTCAAATACTAAAGGCTAAAGGTGAAGTCAACGCTATTGTAGCTAAAGTAAATCAACTTCTAGCCTCTAAAGGTGTCACAGATATTAGTCAGCTTTCTTTGACTAAGGCTGAGTACGATGAGTTAGGTAAGGTTATTAGGGCTAACAATACTTGGAGGCCAACCCTCACTGACCTAGAAGACTTGGTAAAGATTAAACAAACCCACGGCATTACCTTTACAAAAGAACTCGTAGAAAAAGCTAGGGATCAGAAACCTATTATTAGGGTTGACTCAGAGGGCAGGTTAGGTGATGATCCTGTATTCATGGGTTCTAATGCAGCAGAAACTCTATCTATTCGTCTAAACAAAAGCCGTTCTGACACACCACCCTTGGAGTTTGGTGGTAAGGACGTTAAGAATATTAATCCTATCGCTGCTATTGCTGACCAGTTTGGGTCTGAGGTCTATGGCTATGCTAATAGGGCAGCAACTCAGGATGCTTTGGTTGGTTGGGTTAAACTAGCCCAAGCTAATCCTAATGTAATTGATAACCTTCCTCAACTAAATGCTCTTAGTCCTCAAGACTTCTTAGGCAGGTTTCTTTCAGCTAGAATTGTAAAGTCTAATGAACATACAGACCTAGCTAATCAGCTTATTGAACAACAAAGAGTTATTAAAGCTAGACTTAACATGCGAACAGATAGTAGTGTTAGGTGGGAGAATTTTACCAGTTCAGCTACTGAGGCTATCTTTAATAAATCAGGTTTTAAAGTTGACTTCAGTAAAATAGGTCTGTTCTCTGACCCATCTTCTCAACTACTTAAGGTTGGCTTCTACTCTAAGTTTGGTTTCTTTAATCCTGATCAGTTTACTCTTCAGGGTTTACATGGGCTGACAGTAGCTGCTATCTCACCTAGACAGGGCAGTAAGGCTCTGGCTTTATCTATGCCTATGATGATGATTACATCTGGTATGTTAAAACCAGAGGCTAGGGCTTTAGCTGTTACAAGGCTAGCCCAAGTATCTAGGAGCATGGGCTTAGATGAAGACGAACTAAAACTCTTGATGCAGTACATTGATGATAGTGGTCGTAATATTATTGATACAACTATCCTTGAACTTCAAGCACCTCAGAACTTTGGTGTTTCCAGTACTCTTGGGCAAAGGGCTAAGAAGAGTGTTGGTACAATGTTAGACAAATCAACCCTTTTCTTTAAGGAAGGTGAACGTGTCTCTCGTATGACAGGAATGGTGACAGCTTTCCTTGAGCACAGAGCTAAACGTCCTAACATTAATCCTTTGAGTGCTGAAGGTAAGGCATGGATCATGTCAAGGGAGCAAGACCTAACCTTTAGGATGACATCAGCCAGCCGTAGCTTTGCTCAGAGTGGGCTTATGAGAGTACCTACTCAGTGGCTTACCTTTACACTTAGGGCTATGGAAAATATAGCTATAGGTCGTAACTTTAATGCAGGTGAAAGAGCTAGGATGGCCTTTGTGCTAGGCCCAATGTACGGTCTTACAGGTGTTGGCATGGGCAGGTTCGCAGGTTATGCCTCAGAAAAGATGGGCTTCAGTTCAGATGACCCTGAGTCAATTAAAGTGTTTAACTCAGTTAAGTATGGTTTACTTGATCGTCTTCTGTCTGAAAGTTTTGGTGTCGAAACAGCCTATGCTAAACGTGTAGCACCTATCGAACAAGTAGAAGACACAATGAAGAAACTCTTTACTGATGAGTTCTACAAGGTAATCCTTGGCCCATCAGGTGAAATCACAGGTGACTTTGTAGCAGCAGCTATAAGTACTGTAGGTGCTTTAGCATCAGGTCAAACGTCAATAGCTAGGGAAGATTTAACACAACTCCTAAGAAATATATCTAGTGTTGATAAGGCAGCTAAGATTAATGAATTAATTGAAACAGGGAACTACCGTAGCAGGACACGTAAGCTATCTGTTGGTAATCTACCTGAGTTCCCTAGTGCTTTAGCAACTACTTTTGGTGCGACACCTGCACCTGTAGCTAACTTCTACGACTATCAAGACAGGGTATATAAGCTAGACAGTAAGTGGAGAAAGTTCGAGAAGAACATGAGAAACAAAGCTAACTATGCTTTACGTCTTATGATTGATGGTGACGAAGAAGACTTTAAAAAGGGTGAGAAAATCTATAAAGAGATACAAGATAAGATTTGGTCTTCAGCTATGTCAGATACCCTTAAGTCTCAGATGACAAGACGTATGGTCAGGGGTGAGAATATACCTGACATAATGAGAAATGCTATTAGATTAAAAACAGAAGTTGATGCTAACTTCTTAAGTTCACAGATGGAAGGACAGTAGTATGGTAGACTATGCTATGGATATAGGCGAAGCAGGTACTGCCTACGAAAGACCAGTTCAAGCACCACAGACAACATCAGCAGGGATTGCCGCAGGTTTCCTTGGTGGTATTAATGATATGATTGACAGCTATCAGTCAAGTGTTAAGTCAGGTCAACCGACACAGGCCAGTATAAACAGAGAAGGATTTGCTGATTTCAGTAAAAAAGTTAATGCTGTCTTAAATAAAGGTCTTAGTCCTTTAGATGAAGAAATAAAAATAAGAAAGATTATTACTGAGACAGAGAACCAAGGTTTTGAAATAACTGCTGCACACACTGACCTTATTTCTCGTGGACAGGTTTTGATGCTACCAAATTTAAAACAAGTTCTGATCCTAACAGAGCACTAGCTATAAGTGCCTATGAAAACATTAAAGATAAACCTGCCCTTCTTTTACTTGGTCAAAAAGAAGCACAGGCGGTTTTTGGTCCTGATGCCACGGACGAACAAGCACTTCAAATGGCTATGGAGATTAATCAAAGAGATGAAGCTGCTGCTTTAATGATAGCTTACTCTTCAAATGCTTCTCAGGCTGAATTTTTAAGACAGGAACCTCTGTGGTTAAGTACTTTAGATAGTCTTCTAGAGCATGGTATGGCAGGTATGGCTATTGTCAATGCCCAAGGAAACCTTAGTCCTGAAACTATAGCAGGTTTTAGGGATAGGTATACAATTGCTGATGCTGCTACTAGCATACCTAGAAGTGTTACAACAGAACAGTTCCAAGAAGTGCAAAAGAAAAAGGACAAGATAAAAGGTATTATTGAACACCTAGCTACATACGAAGAGAAAAAACTAAAAGATTTAAACATTGATGTCTTAGGTGTCATAGCTAAAAAAATCATGGTTGATCCGACTGCTGAGAACAGCCTTATAGCTGCACAACTTCTCAATGACAATGCTATGGAAACATGGTCAGCAGGTAAGATTACTGAGACACTAAAGGCTATAGGTAGTTTGTCTCCTGAAGACTTTAACTACGCTGACTTTTCCTTTGATGAGTACGATACAATAGCTTCAACATCATTAGGTCTAAAAGACTTGGATGATCCTAATGTAATTAAGGAGGCTATTCTTAATTCACCTGAGCCTCATCCATCAGATCA